TCAGACTTCATTTTCTGAACCTCTATTGGCACTTGTATTTTCTGACCTTCAATTTCATTAGCGGCTTCTTGAACAGCAACGTTTCTTTCTTCCATTGCTTGTTGTTGTTCTTTAATAGCACCCAATCCTTCTGTTAAAATAGACTCAACTTCACTTGACCCCTCAGCATTAATCGCTTTGATAATTGACAACGGATCTATATTTCCTGAAGATGAGAATCTTTCCAACAATGCCATCATTTCTTGTTTACGCTGAACCTCTTTACCGCTGTTCTCAATGAATATACCATATTCCTCTAAAGCAATAGACTTATCAATTTTGAAAGTCTGCATTCCCATATCGCCAAAAACATTAGCCATACGACCTTCTTTAGCCCATGCAGTCTTCATTAACCCAGCCATTGATTGTAATACATCTCCAACTAATCGATAATGAATATCAAATAAAGGAGCAGTAATTAAAGTAGACTGCATTACATTACGTTCTGTAACCCCAACTAAATCCCCACTCTTTTGAACTCCAGCTCTTGATGCACTAATACCGGTAAGTTTATCAGCAGTATCTTCAAGCATCATTTTTAGATTAATCATTTGAGCAACTGATTGACTTAATGTAAAATCAACTTGTTGGAACTGATTAAATCCACTTGTTTGCATTCCCTCTGCTTTATTGTTAATTACAATAAGCCCACTATTCTTAGCATGATATATGACATTTTTCAATGACATATTTTTAGGTTTCTGAGAAACATCATAGATAATAGACTTACCACCTGAACGAGCCATCGCTAATTCAATTTGGTACATTGTAATATTATAAAGTATTTGGATATTCTTTAATGAATCAACTACAGACAAAGTGTTCCCACTAAAATTACCTTTAATAGCTCCATGGAAATCCATTTCGGTATTAGCATAATTTTCTTCGTATCGTATCTGATTAGGCTTAACTCCCCAATTTACCACCATATCATGCCCTATTAAAGTAGCTTGACGTATTTCAGTGATAGGCCTTTCTATAAGTGTTTCGTTCTTTTTTGCTTTGTAGTCGTCTGCGACTTTCTTCAAATAAGGGTTATCTGGGTCGTGTGGATTTGGAGATACCTTGTGCTTTAACATACGAACACTTCTCCATTGAAAATCTAATACTCGTATTTTTAAATCACTATCCTTATTGTAAGAATAAGACTCTAAAGTTAATGGGTCACTTCCATAAGAATTAGTATTTTGTAATTCCTCTAATTTGTCAAGCTTCTCTTCATCAAGGTCATATTCATCCCTTTCGATTATCTCATTTATCGTGTACCAATTTTCAGTACCAGCATATTTAGAATCTTTAAGATTTTCTTTGTCCAGGTCTAAATCATAAATCATTATTCTTGGGTCCAACCTTTCAGCGTAAGGATCCCCATTTTTAATATATGTTTTATAAAATTCTTTTCCAGTAATTGCTAAATCATAGAAACCTCTTTTAAAGGTTTGCTTCATATCCCATCGCTGAATACAGAATGTTAATCCAACGTGTACCATTTCCTCAATAGCATTTCTAAACTTTAACTTTTGGTATCTGGCTACATCTTCAGGAACTTCTTGCCCTACATTCTCATCAGGTATTGGCATACCCAACTGTTTTTCTATTTCTCTACGAATTGGTCTTAATATAACTTCTGCAGCTAATGTAACTTTTTCTTCATTCTTCTTTCTTACTGCATTTCTATTAACTACTTGAACAGTATATTGTAAAGGTTGACTAATTAGTTCACCCGCAAGCAAATCTAACTTCGTCATTATGATTGGAAAATTAACTAATCTCGCAGGGGAGGTCATTCCATACATATCAGTAACATACTCATACTGTTTGTAATCGAACTCTCCATTGGCAATTAAGTAATTCTCGTGGTCTTTTTTTCTTGAATCAACAAAGGCTGAGTAGTCTTTGTGATGAAACATAATAGCCCAAATATTGTCTCTGTGCCATTCTTCAGTGTTTTTTTGAGATTCAGGAATATTCTGTAGTGGAAAATCCATAAGTATAATTAATCAGTATCTAAATCAAAATCGTAATCAAAAGTAGGAGAATTAATTGATTTATCAAAAAATGATTTCTCAGTTTTTCCCATTGCAACAATACCCCCCGAATTAGTCCTCTGAAATTCAGGCAGCCCTTCCATTTCCTTTATATCCTTATCTTCCTTTTTATCGTAAATTTTCTTAGTCGCATCCATATCATGAATCAATGCCATTCCAAATGCCATAACCCTATCTGTATTCTTTACACCATATACTGATAATTCATTTAATAGTTTCAAGAAATATATATCTTCCCAATGTTTTTTAACGTACTCATCAACAAGTTCTGTTAATAACTTCTTTTGAAATGACTTCATGTGAATACCCCAACGATTAGTTGCTTGGCTATACGGGCTATCTGCTGAACGTGGTCTTTCTTTTAAATATCTTGTCATTTTATGTTGCTGAAAATACTTCAAGAATCCATCATCATTATATTCCACAAGTATCTGTGAATCATAAAATATAGCCAACTTCAAACAATTTTCGTAAAACTTTTCTTTAGAATAAGGTCGGTCTGTATAGAACGCTACTGGCAATTCGCCAATAGTGTTCTGACCGACAAATCTTCTATAGACACACATAGAGCCAAGTGACCTATCCTTTTGGTCAGACATTTTCTTTTTCATCTCTTCCAAATCGTCATCAATATGATATGGATCTACTGCAGATAAGTGTGCATTCTTAATTCCTTCAAGTGGTTGTTCAACTATTTCCATAGGAAATAATTCCTCATTAATATCTTCACTGATAGAGCCATCATCCATTACAAATTCTGGCATTGTACCAAATACTTCTTTCCCCTCTTTATTCAATGGCCAATCTAATCTACCTTTCTGTACTCTACGAAATACTGGATTAGTATTGATATTAGCTATTTGTTTATTAATCTTTTCTAAATCAAATGGAGTTTTACCCGACTTAAAGAAAGCATGTTCTACTTCTAAAGGGTTTTCCTGTAAGTAAGAGTAATACGATTGTAAATCTCCAGTAGCTTTTCTTTTCTCGGCTTCAGCCTTAATGTATTTTTCAGCTCCAAGCACATCGCTTTTTCCCGAACCCATATCAAAGAAACTACCAAACACCTTTGAAGCCTTAATGAATACTGCCTTTAGATTATATTGTTCTGCATTATAATACATTTCCATATAATCATCAGACTCCACTTCCATAGCATTAGAAGTTCCCCCAATGATTGGAGTACCAAAGAATAAATCTCCCTCTTTAAAGCAATCCTCAGAAGATTGAAATGAACGTTTCAATTTCAGAAACTCTCCCGCTTCCTCAAATACCATATAACTTAATGATGTTCCCCTAAATGCATTAGGCTTTTCCATTACCCTAAAATGAATCATTGACTTCATTCCCTTCTCTAACCAAATACCATCTTCCTTTTCTTTATACCCAGACATTAAAATTTCTTCATTATTATGAAGTATCTTATTTCTTAATTGAGGTGGTAACTCATTGTAGGACAGTAGTAATTTCTTTCTAAAATCTTGAACGTAATCTTCTTTTTGTGCACCTAATCCATTTTCAGAATCAGCATAACAGGTCCACTCATGTAGCAATATATTTGCATTCATAAAGGAGAAACCCTTACGCCTTGCTTTTAAAACAATAATACCTCTCCCACCCTTATCTTCCTTTCCATCACCATACTTCGCATTGTTTACTTCATAAAAGTATTCGTGGTCTTGGTCACGATAGATTGGAGAAATCATTGACTTACGCTTTGCCCCTGATTTTAATCCATGTATTTTCGAGAAGTTTAAATAGAAATAGTAGTTACCGGGAATCCAAGAACCACCTGTTGGTTTATAACCATCTTTAAGTCTGGCTTGTTGTTCTTTCCAAAAGGCAAAATATTCTGTAGTATTTCTTTTAAGATTACTATAATCTTTTAAATGTTTATCAAAGATTAATGGAGAATATTTTTCTGCCTTTATCATTATCCCCTACCATGTAAAAGTTGTTCCTCAAATAAACTAAAGTCTTCTGAGCCTGTTCCTTTTATAGTGGTTTCTGATTGTTGGTCTTTTAAAATTAATGCTTTGATTTTTTCTCTTGACTCAGCTGATACTCCCATTTTCTTTTGAATATCATTTAACTCATCAAGGTTTTTAGCAGTAGGCTCAATAGATTTATAAACCTTATTCATTTTATACATTTGCTCACCCATAGTATTATATTGGTCAACAAGTGGATCGTATTGTAATTTAAGATATTCCTCAATAGCTTCTAAAACTATTTTCTCAGAAACTCTTGTAGCTCTGTCTTTACCATAAATGGAATAAGCAACCCTACTCATTCTTTCATCTTCAGGTAATCTACGAAATGGAGATTTGTAATCGTACATTCCAACAATGTACTTTATCATTTTACTTCCAAACTGCTTATGCTTATAGAGTTCCCACATTTTAGGCATTAAAGCAATAGAGTTGTCCTTGAGGAACACATTGCCATCAGTATCTATATCAATAAGCTCGTTATACATTAATACTTAAACTTTGATTTACCCTTTCTACTAACTGGCTTCATAGTACCCTTTACTTTGCTTGGGTTCTTTTTTCCTTTTTGTTTTCTCGCTAACCTATTTTCTTCGATAGCTACTGCAGCAAATGCTGCTCTTTGATTGATGGTCATATCAATTATAAATTAATTTGTTAATTAGTTTATCAACATAAATTTCAAAACGAGCTCTACGTTGATTTTCCTCTTTTTCTAAAAACAAATATAAGGCTTGTAATCGAATTGAGCCAATCATTTTTTTATTACAGGCTACCCAGTAGTCTGAATTAGTTTTTTTAAATACCATTAATCCATCTATACTCAATAAGTTTCTTGTTAATCTTGATACCATAATCATTCTTTTTCGTGGCTAATAAATTTAGGGTTATAATAAAACTCAATAGAGTCTTGGCTTTTCGCAAGTATGTTATTGCTAATCAATTCATTTAACGCATTGTAAACAGATTTGTTCTGCTTATATCCACATAATTGTTTAGCTAAATCAAAATCAATAACAACATGTCCATTTGTTCTAAATGCATATTCTCTAATAAACAGATACAACCTTATGGCTGTCCTACTTAATTCTCCTATGGCTACTGCTTCTTTCATTCCTATTGCTAACTCACTATCGCTTTTAAATATATTTTTACTATTCTTAGGGTGTATTAACATTCAACAAATATATACATTTATTTTACATTATGTACTTTTTGTACACAAATATTATTATATTTGCTCAATGGGAAATATCAGAAAGTATCCAATTAACTATAGACCGAGAATATGTAGTGCCGAAGCTGTACTGTATTACTACAAAAAGAAAGATGAAAAAAGAGTTCTTCAGTTAAAGAATCTAAAAGCAAAAGAAATTGAAATTCCCTTTCTATTTGTTATCCTCAACGAAGAGAATGAATTACCAACAGAAAAGATGTACTACGAAATCATTGAAGGTTGTTGGAAAAAGTATGCACCAAATAGAGCAAAACTTGAGGAACACAAAGTATTCGTTGTTATTACTAAAATCAAGAATGAACATGGAAGAGTTAATTATGGCTTTGACGAATTAAAAAATTAAAGGAATTATGAAAAAAGTAAAAGAACAATTATTGATTAGAGAAAAAGAAGTAATTGCTAAAATTGAATATCGAAAAAAAGATTTGATTAAAGCAGAAGCAGAACTGGAAGAAGTTCAAGAGGCTATAAAAGAATTTAATGGACCAGGAATTGATGCACAAACGGAATCAAAAAAACAGAATAATGAAGAAATGGATTGATGTAGAATTTGAATTACCGGAAGTAGGTGTAACCGTAATGGTTACGGGAACAGGTTTCTTTAATAGCTATGAATCAAGTGTTCAACGTTGGGAACTATGTATAGACCCAGCACATACCGATCACCCGCCTCATTGGTTTGGTACTCGTGAAATGGAACCTTATGAAGATTTTAAGATTACCCATTGGATGCCCCTACCCAAAGCACCTAAAAAGAAAAAGACCATTAAGGTCGAATCTAAATAAATAAATTATAGACAATGAGTAAATGGAAAAAGAAACCCGTAGTAATCGAAGCATTTTTATGGACTGGAGGAATTGAACAAACAGAGGATCCACAATGGATTATTGATGCAATGGAAAATGGTACCGTAGGATTTGTAGATTCTGGAACACCAAATATTAAATTAACTATTAAAACTCTTGAGGGAGTTATGGAGGCAAATCAAGGAGATTATATTATCCAAGGAGTTAAAGGAGAACTATATCCATGTAAGCCAGACATATTTGAAATGACTTATGATAAAGCACCTAAAGATTGGAGAGAAAGATTACAGATTGAACATGATGAGCTTGGAGATAAGTGTGATAAATTAGTTAATGCATTAGCCAACCATGATGTTCCTGAAGACCAACGCCCTATGCTGTCAATTCAGTTCAACACAATGAATGCGTATCTACAGATACTTAAATTAAGATTAGATAGTTAATTAATAAATTCAACTTTAACTAAATAAAAATCCCCTGCCGTAATGGTAGGGGATTTTTTGTTAAAAAAGATAACTAATCTATGCGAAGATTAATTGAGCATTAGCAGAAAACAAATATACAATTAATATGTAGATTTACGTTTTTTTGCAGCAGTTCTTTTTTGAACTGCAGATTTTAATGCCTTATATTGAGCAGAACGATTTGCAGCAGTCTTTGGACTCACATAGTTACTTGTAGATGCTTTCGCACTCTTTACAATTTTTTTCACCTTAGCAGAAGCA